TGCCATTTCTAACAACATCAGCATATACAGTGTCTTTAGTTACTGTATCAAACAATTGGATAATAACATCTTCGCCTAAGCCATGTGTTATTGTATCTGTATCTGTAATAGTTTCAGCATATCCAATAGCATTAATTGCATTTGTAATTGCTGAATCAACATCTGAAGTAAGAGCAACAGTACCTGTAGCATCAGGAAGTGTTACCGTACGATCTGCAGTAAGAGTGCCGGCTAATAATGTAAGTTCATTTTCATCAGCGGCATTACCTTCAAATATTACACCATTTGATGTAGATACTGTTTCTACATTGTTTGTAGTAGTAGTACCTGTTACTTGTAAGTTACCAGGAATAATTACCGTAACATCTGCAGCATCACCAATAGTTACGTTTTCAGATATTTCACCAAGTCTTGTAATTAAGTTTGCTACCGAAACATCTACATCTGCATCAACCGGTATAGTTACCGTTTTAGTATTAACCGCTGTAACGTGACCTCTAGCATTTGTAGTAATGCTGTCGATAGCAGTAAATGTACCACCTGATGCAGGAGCTGCGGTTGATGTATTGTTTGTTCTTGCTACATCTGCGTGTCCAATAGTAAGGGTGTCAGTTGCAGAAACTGTAGCTTCAATTTCATCTGCAGCAGTAATAGTTAATGTATCGCCGCCTGCAATGGTTTCAGAATTTGTACCGTCGGTTAGAGTAAACTCGGTTGATATAGATTGTGTACTAGTTCCTGTAATACGACCAGTGGCATCAAATGTAATTACCGGAATAGCTGTTGAACTACCAACACTACCCGCTGTAATAATATCTTTTAATTCTAAAACACCGGACGTAAACTGAAAATCGTTGGTTGTATCAGCATTGATAGAAAGCGTAATATCACCAGTAGTATTACCGCCTGAAATACCATCACCGTTTGAAATACTTGTAATATCACCAGAAATATCAACAAATGCAGTGCCGTTATGTACCAGTACTTTATTAGTTGACGTATTGTAATAAATCTGACCTTCTACACCTGTAGGGTCTGATGTTTGGTTGTGCAGAACTGCATTTTGTATCTCATTCTGCTTGAGATCAATGTTACTTAAAAAAGGAATTGCCATAGTTTTTTATTTGTTTTAATTTGCATATACTTTTCCGGACGTTTTCCCTTTAAAGTATACTCTAACCGTGTTCGTGTCTATATATTTAACAGGCACCATGCAGAATTGATCTGGCGAGCCTGATTCAGTTACCATTATTGACGGGTACTTGTCGAGGTTATGTGTAAAATCAAAATACTTCATAGTAGAGCCATTAATCACTTCTTCATTAGTACCAAACGTATTTGTAGTAAATGCATAAGTCGCTCTTCTATCTGCTTCTTGATAGATAATCTCACTAGTATTTAATCCCGTGATATCGCCATTAGTTAATATAAATTGCCCCTCTAATTCTCCTATTCTTGCTAATATTTCATTAAGCCCAATATTTTCACCAAATAAAGTTACAATATCTTGTAGCTTGTAATTCTTGGTTGCCTTAGTCTGGCTATCTGAACCTATAACAAAGTCGTCGACTGTTACGTTTTGATCAAATTTGTATTTTGATATTCTAGCCATTTTTAGGGTGTTTCAGGGTAAACTATATTGTTTATATCTACTGTTGCAGGAAGGTCTCTTAAAGACTGTCTATACGCTATCCACGCTTGCTTCTGTTCTTCAGTTAATGGCGCGTCTTGTAATTGTGTCCAATCCGACTCACTAAGCAGCTTGTTTCTTTGTGATCTAAGCGAAGCAAATGTTTTTTGGTCTATTTCATCCTGTGTGTCAACAACAACAGTATGTGTGCCTTCCACAATCTTGCATTTATTTGCAGATGCTTCTTGCCACTGTTCTTTGGTTAGTTCAAGACTGTTTTCTGGCATTGTATCTTCTGGCCACAAATCTGTGGTCCTTAAAGAAGTATAATCACCGTCATTATTATATATCGCGAAATATTTCATTTTAATAACCAAAACCTATTACAAAAGCGTTAGTATTATAACTTTCATTCATATCTACATAGTAATTAGTAGTTGTACCAGATGCTGTTTTAGCATTGTTTTCTGTAGCGTAAGTTGATGTTTGATTGCTGGTACTAACAACCGCTCCTAAGAAAAAGTTAGGAAATTGTGTTGGCCAAGTACCGCTTACGTTTCCTGATGCTGTAATTCTAACCCATTGTATAATAAGACCGCCTGGTAGTACCTGATAGTCACTATTATTATAAAAAGGTGAGTTAGGTTGCAAAACATCACCTACAACTTTTAAATCAATAACTGTTGTTGGGCCGCCATTTATATTTGTACCGTTTGTAGAATAAATATTAACATGGCCTGGATCTGCAGTAAATGTGTCACCATTAAGCTCTATACTAGCACCGTTTGTTGCAGATATAACACTTTTATCCGCAGAGTACATATTTACACCTCTTTGGTTAGCAGTATTGCTAGCATATATAGAACTGCTGTAAACATCGCCTGAATCTACAAACTGTATCGTACCTTCAAGAGTGGCACTATTAGATTGCATGGTCATATAACCATTATCTATGCTAACGGTACCTACATCTAATGATCCTTCAAATGTTCCTGAAGCACCAGTAATATCACCGGCAAATGTTGCATTACCAGCAGCATCAATAGCAAAATTGCCACTACCGACACTGATACCAGATGCGCCAATAGTTATTTGACCGTTTCCGCTACCAACTTGTAGTGTACCATTGAATGTACCACCAGCGGCAGATAAGTTACCGCTGAAAGTTCCGCCGGCCGCAGAAAGGTCGCCTGAAAAGGTTCCACCAGCTGCGGACAGGTTTCCAGAGAAAGTACCGCCTGCTGCGCTTAAATCTCCGGAAAAAGTACCCGATACACCGTTAAGTGGCACATCAAGTTTTAATTGACCGGCATCTAGTGAGAATATTGTTTCTGTACTTGTACCGTTATATATTTTAAATGTATCTGATCTAAATGCTATTTCAGAAGTTGTACCGTCAGACATTAGCCTTAACGATGCAACGTTACCATTTACATCTGTTTCTATACCGTAAGATGCTTCTAAGTTACCGTTTATATCAACGATAGCATTCGCATTGGTTGAAACATTAGCTGTGTTACCATCAACTGTAGCTGTAAGTGTTGTTATCAGCTGTGATATAGCGCTATCTGCATCTGCTCTAGCTGTACTTTCGGTTTGTATTGCAGCAGCGTTATTACCTACTTGAGTATTAATACTATTAAATGTGCTTGTTACAGCTAAATCGCTATCTACATAAGTTGATACTTCTTCTTGGAATGTAGCTAGGTTTTTAATTACATTACCATTAGCATCTGTTATATTAAAGACAGAGTTTAACCCTCTTGCTATTTCAGCCGATGCCGAATTGGTGTCTACATAAGTAGTGATGTCTTCAAAGTAATCTGCCTGCGTTGCAACCTGTAAGTTACCGTTTGCGTCTAGTATTTGTAATACCGAGTTGAGGTTCGTTAGCTTGTTTGCTGTTGCAGAGTTTTCATCAGCCAGTGTTGTTAAACTATCTGTAGCTGAAGATTTGAAAGCGCTGAATTCACCATCTGTAAGTTCTACCCATGATGGCGGCGATCCACCTTGTAGTATGTAACGTTTATTACCGTCATTAGTATCGAACCAAAGAGAACCTACAGGTTCGTTTACGCTTGGCTCATTGTTTTGTTGGAATACTAAAGGTATATTACCTACCGATGCTTCTAATGTTGTAACATCGGATGCTAATGCAAAACTATCTGTATTAGCTGTTGTAAGTACCGAATTAGCAAAGTTTTCAGATATAGTTACCGTACCGTCTTCACCTACTGTACCAAACGAGCTACCTAAGTTAGTAGCAAACTCAGATGTTGCAAAACGGTCTGTAGTTGTTGTCGTTAATATTTGATCTGCAAAGCTGGTTGATAAAGTAACTAGGTTACCATTAGCATCAAACGTACCTACTTCAGATGCGAGGTTGGTTACAAACTGTGCATTAGCATATCTATCTGACGATGTTGTTTGTAATACTTGATTTGCAAATGATTCTGATAAACTAGTTAAGTTACCGTTCTCATCAAATGTACCGAACGTTGCCGATAGATTGGTTTGAAATGTTGCTTGTGCTAATACATCGTTTGTCAAAACCGTTAAGCTTTGATCAAGAGTAGCTATAGCTGCCGTATTAGCCGTTACATAAGAATCAATAAGGTTGAGGTTGTATTCTGCACCTTCATATAATACAGAGTTAGAACCAAAGTAAACCGCTAAATCCTCTAGACTGTAATTCCTAGTCTGGTATATAGGGCCTCGCTGTCCTTCTCCTTGGTAGGAAGAGCCAACAAGTATGTCCTTGTCGGTTATGTTTTTGTCCCTTACATAACTTGTTATCCTAGCCATCTATTTTGTATTGTTCTTTTTAGTTCCTCTGCCGTGACCACCGCGGTTTGCCTTAACTGAAACAAACTTCTTTTTTGTGTGGTCGTAGTCTTTACCATTAATGTTCTTACCCGACTTTAAAGCAGCACGACGCTTACGCTGGTTCTCAGCGCGCATCTTTGTTCTTCTCGGACTTTTTGCAGTCGCTAGATCTCTCGCTAGCTTTGCCTTCCGTGCTTTTGTACTAAGTCTTTGTGCCATATTACATTTATTACATGTTACTTAAAATATTTAATGCGACGATAGCCTCTTATTATTTATATATAATACCCTAATGTCGCACTGTTCTTAGTCGGCCATTACTTAATTACATCGGCTTGCCGATTTTTTTTTGAAAATTAACAGGGGAACGGAAAAAAAGGGGGTAGATGATTAGAGTTTTTGGGTAGCACATACATTTTACAGCTAGGGGTAGCATACGGAAAACGCTTTGTGAAACCCCACGGGGGGCCTAAACGAGATATTTCTACAGAAAATTTTGGCTTTTTGAATGTGCGTAGTGCTTATTTGTAATAAACTATTTCTTATTTGCTCGGCCGTTGGCCTCGCTTTGCTATACATGTGT